GGATGAGTCTCTACCCCCACAAGGAGCGCTTCGGGGTGATGGTCGTGGAAACGACCCTGGCCTTCACCAAGGAAAAAGTCAAAGACTCCTTGATGGACGAGGTTGACGAAAAGCAGAACAAACCCCCCCTGGGAGAAAAGACCTGAAGGAAGGTCAACAATGGATAAGAAGAAAAAGGGGACCGGGCGTGAACATCGTTCAATCGAAATCCTTGAACGGGCCGGCTATTCCTGCACTCGCGCTGCTGCAAGCCTTGGAGCCTGGGACATCATCGGTATAGGGAAAACCGATTTTGTTTTGGTTCAGGTGAAGTCGAGGGACTGGCCAGGGTCCGCCGAAATGGAAACCTTAAAACTTTTCCCGGCCCCCCCGAATGCCCGGAAGATCATCCACCGATGGCGCGACTATCAACGGTTGCCGGACGTCAAAGAAATTTAAAAGGAGGTAAGCCATGAGAAAAAGATTCTGCCGGGCCTTGCTCAGCCTGATCCGGACCGCGGCCAAAGGCAAGTCGTGGCTGGAGCTCCCGATCGAACGCAGGCTCCTGGCGAGCTCCAACGCGATTTATAGGATTTTATGATGAGCTGCCCGTATTCGGAGAGAGAGCTGGAAAGGTGGGATTCCGTTTGTAACCCAATCGGTGAGGCCTGCTATTCCTGCGATGAATGTGAGTGTGAACACTGGGCTGGCGAATGCCCGGTGGATTGCTCTGGCCGGAACGATTGCTGTTTCGGCATATTTGCCGACGATGAACCTTAAAAGGAAAGGAGGACTGGCGCTTTATCCTCGGATTCCCGGACGTCGGCTGCCGGGCCCGGAAAGAGGAACCGGCCGGCCCTCCCAAAGAGAAAAACCAAAATGCCCAGGATAAGATATCTCAAGCCCGAATTTTTCACGGATGAGGATCTGGCTGAACTGCCATTCCAGACTCGCCTTTTTTTTGAGGGGCTCTGGTGTCATGCAGACAAAGAAGGCCGGCTGGAATACAGGCCAAGATACCTAAAGGCCATGATTTTCCCTTATGACGATGTGGACGTGGAGAAAGAGATTGAAATCCTGGCGAAGGCAAAAGGAAGTGGAAAGTCATTTATCCGGCTTTATTACACGCCCGAGGGCCTTCCTCTCATCCAGATCGTAAACTGGGCAAAACACCAGCGGCCACATCACACAGAAAAAGATTCAGTGCTTCCGGCGCCCCCGGATTCTTCGGCCTTTCAGTCAAATTTTATAGGAAACAAGAACGAATGGATTCCTAGAAACGAAAATTTATTTTTTGGGGATGTTCCTATGGAATTGATCGATTTGGCCGGAAAGCTTCATGCTGGCACGGATGCCCAGGAATGGCAGGATTACGTAAAAAAAGAGATAGAAGTCCTCGGATATAAGGTCAAAAAAGAAGTGGACTGCCCAATAGACGAAACAGAGATGGGACGGATAGACCTTCTGGCGGAAAAAAATGGGCTGCAAATCGCGGTGGAGCTGGATTATCGAACGCCGAGAAGTAAATCAATCAAAAAAGTGAAACATTTTCCCTATGGAATGGTGCTTTTAAGAGACCCGGAATTTAAAAGAAGAAAAGAACCAAAAGAAGAAAAGGGAATGGAAAAGGGAATGGAAAAGGGAAGCCTGCACAAAGCGAGTGCGAGGTTAAAGAACGGTGAGTTAACGGTTAAAGAACCGTTATTGTTAGAAGACTTTGAAATCTTTTGGAAAAACTACCCTCCAAGGAATGGACGCAAGGCCGAAAAAAAACAGGCCCTGGTTGAGTGGAAAAAGCTACATCCGGACAAAAACCTGCAAAGCAGAATCCTGCTTTCCCTGCAAAAGCAGGTTTCTCACTACCAAGACTGCAAAAAACACGACGAATTCTGCTCCGAATTTCCAGATGCCCATCGGTGGATTAAAAATCGTCGATGGGAAGATGAAGTGAAACTCAAGACCTGGCAGGAACGGATGAAGGAGATCCCTGAATGAATGACAGGCCAAAAATCGAAGAGATCATGCTGTCCATGGAGTTGGATGAAGATCAGCTTATCGATCACCAGCGAGCCTACGAATCCCTGAACCGGCACGGATCCGACCGGAAACTGAAAGCGATTGACCAGGGGGCCAGGCAGAAGATCGCGAGGTTCTATCGAAGGCTGCGCGAGTTGGGGATCTACCCCGGCCCGATCCACGAAGGAAAGCTGACCTGGCAGGTCTCCACCGACTACCGGGAGGCCTGGTATCAGCTGCTCAAGAAGCGGCCGGATGAATATCCCTACATCACCCGGGACGAGGTCAACCAAATCCTGGATGCCTACTACCAGGAGCTCGCCCAGAGATTTAAAGGCCGCGGCCGGCCCATGCTGCCCCTGATCAGGGAGGCAATGGAAAAGGTATGATCGAGGAGGACTTCATCATCGGCTGGGAAAACATCGAGCGGCTTTTCCCGAGCGGCTACCTTCCTTCCAGGAAGCGCCAGATCCTCCGCCAAGAGAAGGTCGTCATGAAGCGCCTTTTCGGCCGGCCTCCAGACCGAAAATGGCGTGTGTTTACCATGCGTTCCCTGGTCCAGCGCTTCCTCATGCTCAATCAAAATTTTTAAATCGAAAAATTTTACTCGTCTGAATACCCACTGTCTGAATTACCACAGTCTGAATGCCCACCGTCTGAATGACTTTTGACTTCCTTCCTGCGCGGCCCCATTCTATGAGGCATGGCAGAGCAGACCGCGCAAAAGCCCGCCGTGATCGATACCCTCAACGCGCCGATCGTCAGAGCCCTCGACGCCCGCGGGATCACTCTTCCCTATCTCGCCCGGAAACTCAAGGCAGAGCTCAACGCCAAAGAGACAAAAGTCTTCCTGAACAAGAACACCGGGGAGATCGTTTACTCCGATCCTCTCGTCGCCTGGGGGATCCGCCAGGAGGCCCGCCAGGATACTCACCGGCTGCGCGGCGATTATCCGCCGGAGAAGAAAGAGCTCAGCGGCCGTAACGGCGGCCCGATCAAGGTGATCCTCCACGACATGGCCGCCGGCCCGGGGGATCCGGGCCCGGGCGGCCCTCCCGCCGCGGATCGCCGGGACGACCAGGCGCCGGTGGAGAAGGACAGCATCGATGGGTGACTTGAGCAAAGACTTTTTATAGGAGTTTACTTTCAATGCAACTTTCAAAAGATTTCCAATCGGAAGAAGTTCAATGTCGCTGTGGTTGCGGGGCTGATGATGTGGACATGATCTTGATCGAGCGCCTCCAGATAATTCGCAACGCCCTGGGAGAGCCGATCAGATTTCGATCCGTCTGCCGATGCCCGAAGCATAACCTGGCCGTCGGCAGCTTCCCGGGATCCGCCCACGAGTGCATCCCCGGGGTAAAAAAGGGCAAGGCGGCCGATGTGGACTGCCCGGACTCTGGCTTCCGCTACCGCTTCCTCCGCCAGGCCTTCAAGGTCTTCAGGCGGATCGAGGTCCCCAACGGGCCCTGGGTCCATGTGGACTGTGATGATTCGAAACCCCAGGACGTTTGTTTCACGAAGTGAACGCTATGACCGAGGTCCATCTGCCAAATAATTACGTCGCCCGCGACTACCAGCGGCCTTTCTTCGCGGCCATGCAGGGCAGGATCCTCCGGGCTGTCATGGTCTGGCATCGCCGGAGCGGGAAGGATAAGACGGCGCTCAACTGGCTGATCCCGGAATCCCAGCGGCGCGTTGGAACCTACTACCACCTCTTCCCCACCTATAACCAGGGCCAGAAGATCATCTGGGACGGCATCGACAAGGATGGCTTCAAGGTCCTGGATCATTTCCCCGCCGACCTGATTCTGAAAAAGAACGAGACCGAGATGAAGGTCACCCTGGTCAACGGCTCGATTTACCAGGTCGTGGGGACGGATAACTTTAACCGGATCGTCGGTCCCAACCCGGTCGGCTGTATCTTCTCGGAATACGCCCTGCAGGATCCCCGGGCCTGGGATCTGATCCGCCCGATCCTCCGCGAGAATGGCGGCTGGGCCGTCTTCTGCTTCACTCCCCGGGGGAAAAACCACGGCTTCCGGCTCTACTCGATGGCCAAGAGAAACCCGAAATGGTTCTGCGAGCTGCGGACGATCGATCAGACGATCGATCAAGGCCGGCGCGTCTTCACCCCGGAAGACATCACCGAGGAGCTCGCCGAAGGGATGGACCCGGACCTGGTCCAGCAGGAGTTTTTCTGTTCCTGGACCGGGATGACCCAGGGCTCCTACTACGGGAAACCGCTCGAAGAGGCCGAGAAGGCCGGCCGGATCGGCCGCGTCCCCTGGGAGCCCCAGCTGCGGGTTGACACCTGGTGGGACCTGGGGATCGACGATTACATGGCGATCTGGTTCACCCAGGCGATCGCCAAGGAGATCCGGGTCATCGACTACTTGGAGGACAGCGGGGAGGGGCTGGAGTATTACGCCAAGGAGCTCGATAAGAAGCCCTATGTTTACGGGAAGCACAACGCCCCGCACGACATCAACGTCCGAGAGCTGGGGACCGGCCGGTCAAGGCTGGAGGTCGCCGAGAAGCTCGGCATCAAGTTCGAGGTCGTCCCCAACATCGGGGTCGCCGAGGGGATCCAGGCGGTCAGGACGATTCTCCCGCGGTGCTGGTTCGACGCCGGGAAGTGCGAGCGCGGCCTGGACGCGCTGCGGTCATATTCGAAGAAGTGGGATGAGGAGCGGAAATGCTTCAAGGACACGCCCGATGAGGACTGGAGCTCTCACGCGGCCGACGCCTTCCGCTATTTCGCGGTCGGTTTTAAGGAGCCGAGGAAAAAATGGCAATCGACGCAGAAAGGACCACAGAGCTGGATGACGGCGTAAAGACGGAGGCCCCGGATCCTTCCCTGGATATCATCGCCAGGGTGCTGAGGTGGAAGGCCGAGTCCGACTCGATTCATGCCGCTTGGGTCAAAGACACGGAGGAGGATTTCCGGTTCTACGAGGGCGATCAATGGGATCCCGCGGACGTGGAAACTCTCAAGGGCCAGAAGCGGCCGGCGCTTTCCTTCAACCGGATCAAGCCCCAGATCGACCTGACCACCGGCGTCCAGGAGGAGCAGAAGATCGATATCAAGGTCATCGGTCGGACCAAGGAAGACACCCCGGTCGCCGACGGCATCTCCCAGCTGATCAAATACGTCTGCGATCAGAATGACTTCGACATGAGGCAGGGAGACCTTTTTCAGGACGGGGTCATCTGCGGCCGCGGCTGGATATCCGTGGACCAGGACTTCGATGACGACTGGATCGATGGGAAGACCCTGATCCGGACCGCCGATCCGACAGAAATCCGGATCCCCAGGAACCGCGAGCGCGATCTTTCCGACTGTGACTGGATCCTCCAGATAAGAAGTTTTTCCCGGGAGAAGGTCAAGCAGCTCTGGCCGGAGGCGGCGGAGAACCTCCAGGCAGCCTTCCATGTCACCGACGCGGCCGCCGGCGGATCCACGACTCCCCCGACCACCTCGGCCTTCCCGGGTTATGGCAAGGCGAGCGACGCCAAGACCGTGGCCACCGGGGAGATCCCGGCGCCGGATTCGGTCGAGGTCATCGCGGCCCAGTGGAAGGAGTGGAAGCAGAGAAAATTCCTGCTCGACACAGTGACCCGGGATGTCAAGCCGGTGGAGGATGAGACCGCGGTCCTGGAGGCTCTGGCCACCATCCCGACGCTGAAGCTCCTGACCAAGCGCGTCCCGGAGATCCACTACGCCCGAGTGTGCAGCGGCGTCCTCCTGGAGAGCGGGCTGACACCTTATGAGGATTCGTTCTTTTCGCTTGTCCCCTTCTTCGCCTACCGCGGCCGGAAAAAAGACTATGGCATCGTGAAGAATCTGAAGGATCCCCAGCAGGAGGCGAACAAGCGCCGGTCCCAGCTGCTCCATATCATCAACACCTCGGCCAACTCCGGCTGGATCACCGACGACGAGGATTTCGCCAACGAGCTCGCACAGAAGAGCTCGACGCCCGGCTTCATCGCCTTCAAATCGAAAAACACCGTCTACGAGCGGATCCAGCCGCCGGCCATGCCCGTGGGGATCCTCCGGATGGAGGAGGAAGCCAAGGACGACATGAAGGCGATCAGCGGGATCAACGCCGATCTCCTGGGGATGCGGGAGGCCACTCAGTCGGGCATCGCCATCGATCTCCGGATGAGGCAAGGGCTGACCATCATCGGCCGGGTCTTCTCCAATTTCCGCTATGTCTTGAAGCAGGTCACGCGCCTGGTCATTTCCCGGATCCGCCAGTATATGCCGGCCGAGGAGATGGCCAGGATCCTGGGTCCCGAGGTGCAGCCCGAGGTGATCGCCAAGATCAAGTCGAAAGACGTGCTGAAGTATGACGTGGTCATCGCCCAGTCGCCCTCGACGCCCTCGATCCGGATCAGCAATTTCATCATGATGATGGACCTGAGAAAAGCCGGCGTCCCGATCCCGGACGAGATCCTAATCGATATCTCCGACCTGCCGCAGAAGGAGAAGATTATCGAGCATATCCAGCAGCTCCAGGGGACGCCAGCGCCGGGAGCTAAGCTCCCCGGGATGCCCAAGGTGCCGGGGATCCCCGGGGTCCCCGCGCCAGGTCCGCCGATCATTCCGCCAGCGCCCGCAGCGCCGCCACCGGCGCCCGGGCCGGCGCCGAGATTTTAAGAAAGAGGATCTATGCCTAAAATAGATTTTTATTCGAAGCGTTGGAATTATGACAATGGAACTGCCCTAATGATCAAAATTGGTAATTGGAGAAACGAAGTGAGATTTAGAGATGAGTGCTCAATCGGCAAAGTTAAGGAAGGATTGTTGACATTAGCAAAATCGATTCCCGAAGGGAAGTTAGGGGATGCCGACGCCACTCGTGGCGTAAAAACAAAGAGGAGGGTTTATGGCAAAGGCAGCAAAAGGTGGGGCTGAGGTCATTGAGGACGAGGAGCGTCCCTTTGTGCCTCCAGAGGAAGGGGAAACGCCGCCGGCAGGGACAGGGGAGGAACCACCCGAGGGGGAGAAGCCGCCCGAGCCTCCCGACGACCTGACGAAGCTCAAAGGCCAGGTCGATAACCTGAACAAGGCCCTGGCCGAGGAAAGGCGCAAGCGCCAGGAGGCCGACCGGCTGGTCGAATATCATGAATTCCAAACCAGGTATCGGGCAGTTCAGGGGGAACCGCCCAGGAAGAAGGAGGAGGAAGATCCGGACGTCGCCGCCCTCAGGCCGATCATCAAGCCGCTTCTCGATGAAGCCCTGGATCCGATCACCGTCGAGAACCGGAAGGTCAAGGCCGATCTCTCCGAGCAAAGAGCCCGGCTGAGGTATAAGGACTACGACAAGGTAGTCGGTGAATTCCTTCCTGCGATGCAGCGGGATCCTTTCCTGATGGAAATGTTTTACAAGTCCCCGGACCCGGCGGAGTTCGCCTACCGGCAGGCGATCATGATCAACTGGGACAAGTTCCTGGAGAGAGCCAAGGAGGAGGGCCGCCAGGAGGTTGTCAAGAAGCTGGAGAAGGGAAGGGAGGCCCCAACGTCGTTATCGAAAGAAGCAGGTGCGCGACCGGCCGGCGAGGGGGAGATCACGCTAGAACAGGCCGCGAAGCTCTCGCCGGCAGCCTGGGCAGAGCTGCCGGAGAAAACCCGGCGCAGACTGCTGGGGATGTGATCTTTTTCACAGAGATAAGGCGCAGGGTCAGGATAAAACGGAAATCGATCGCCAAAAACAAAGGAGACCAAGATGGGAAAAATTAAAATTGGAGACGTCGTAACCTACGTGGATAGAGAAGGCAAGCGTCATTCCGCGCTTGTCATCCACAATTGGGAAAGTTGTCTGAACATCGCTTATGTTCTTCCTGATCAGGACGACTCCTGGGGCAATCTCATTCAAAGGGAGACTTCGGTTCCTTTCTATCAGGAAGGGATGAGCGGAAATTACATCGCAACGTAAGCGGCCTTGATCGCCGTCAAAGATCAACTCCGAGACTAGTCAACCCGTATCGAGACTAGTCAACTCGTATCGAGACCAGGCAACTCGTACAAAGCCAACCTCGGGAGACCAACCCGTAAAAGGCCATCGGGAGACACCCCCGTCAGTGGTCAATTCGGCCGCGACCGTTACCCGCGGAACCCAGAAGAAAAACCGAATGACTCTGAAGGAGGTGTTTACCAATGGACACAATCGGACCTGCCCAAAAGCAGCTCTGGGGCAAGGATACCTGGAGGGCAGCGATCCAGGAAATCTTCTTTGCCAAATTCCTAAACAAGAAAAACGATGACTTCAACGCCATCGTTTACATGACCGACGTTTTCAAGAAGGAAAAAGGCGGCCAGTTCTGGATTTCTCTCATGACGCCCCTGGTGGGCGAAGGGGTCGAGGATGACGCCATCCTTGAGGGGAATGAAGAGGCGCTCCTTTACTACGACATGAGCCTTACTCTGAAAGAGTATGTTCATGCCGTGAGGCTAAAGGGCAAGCTGGCCGAGCAGAAGGTGGCCATCGATATGCGGAAGGATGCGAAAGCAGCCCTCTCAGACTGGCTCTCGCGGAAGATCGACCGCCTGTGCGTCGATAAATTCTCCGCCACGCCGAGCGCGGGCCGGATTCTCTGGGGTGGAGATGCAACCTCAGATATTACCCTCGACTCCTCGGACGTGATGAGCACAGCGCTCATTTCCAAGGCCAAGAGGAAAGCCCAAATGGCCACCATCGGCACCACGAGCGCGGAATCGAAGATCCGGCCCATCAAGGTCGATGGAAAGGACATGTATGTTTGCCTCCTGCATCCCTACCAGGCCAAGGCCATCAAAGCCGAAACCGCCTGGCAGCAGGCGCAGAGAGAAGCGAATATCCGCGGGGAGAAAAACCCGATCTTCTCCGGGGCCATGGGGATCTGGGACGGGGTAGTCCTCCATGAGTATGAGAGGATCAAGACCTACTCCAACTGGGGAGTTGCAACTCCCCCGGTCCTCCCCGGCGCCCGGGCGCTCTTCTGCGGGGCTCAAGCGCTCGCGATCGGGGTCCATCAATATCCCACCTGGGAAGAGAAAGACTTCGATTATGCCCGCAAGGCCGGGTTCTCGACCGGCGTCATCATGGCGGTGGACAAGCCGAAATTCAACGCCGAGGACTTCGCGGTCATCGCCCTGGACACTTACATCGCCGTTGACTCATAAACCCTAGACCGGGGAGGTTGAGCCCTCCCCGGCAAATCCAAGAAGAGAGAGGTGAAAGAACATGGCTGCAACCTTTCAAAGCGCAAGAGTAACAGCGCCGGCGAAACCGGCCCGCGCCGGAATTGGCGAAGTGGTTTCCGTAACCGAGAGCTTTGCTTTTCTGGCGACGGTTCACAATACCATCAACAACATCTTCGAGATGGTTAAGGTTCCCAAGGGCGCGGTGATCCTGGATGTGATTCTAGCATCCACGGACCTCGAAACGGGCGGTCCGACCGGGAGTTTGGCCGTAGGCGACGGGACGACCGCGGATCGGTTCATTGGCACAAACACGCTGATTCAGGCGGGAGGTCTTGCCCGGATGGATAAGCCGGGAGGCATGGGATATGAGTATCCAGCCGAAGACACGATCGACATTAAGTTGATCGCGGCAGCGACGACCCCGGCGGATGGGACGCTTTATCTGACCGTCCTTTACGCGATGCAGAAGTGATCTGACAGGCAGTGATCTAACGGGCGCGGGTTGAGGAGCTCGCGCCCTCAAACGGAGGTTATCATGCCCTGGACAGTAAGAAACGTGGGAGGAGGAAAGGTTTCCGTTTCAAGCCCCGGAGGCGTTAAGGCCAAGGCCACAACGAAGGAAAAGGCGGAGGCCCAGGTCAACCTTCTTCGGGCTGTTGAACATGGATTTGTGCCAACCGGGAAAAAACGCCGAAGAGGTAAGCCCAAAACGAATGCCGAGCGTCGGCGAACCCACAAGGCCAAATACGGGACCTCGACACTCCCGCCCCGGGGAACCGGACTGAGCGACTAAGGAAGAAGCTCGGCAAGAGGAAAAAGAAAAAAACCTGAGGAGGTCTTTATGCTTCTAAAATACAACGGCCCGAAACCAGAAAAGCGGCTTGATCCGCGCTGGGGGAAGGAATATCTTTTCGGGCCGCCCTCCATGACCTGCGAGGTGGCCGAAACAGACGCAAAAATCCTTCTGGCTGAGTGTCGGGGGATCTTCGTGGTGATTACTCCGGGGGATGCCGCAAAGACGTCTGATCCGCCCAAGCCTGTCGAAATCGATGAAGCAACTCACGCAATCCCGCCGAAATTTGAGAATCACTTCGGGGGGAAAAGAGGAAGGCCAAGGAAAAATGGCACTTGATCTTGAATCTCTCGGGGGAGGCGCCGGCGCCGGGATCCTCGGGACGGTTCTCGCGGCCATTGGATTCCACCGGCGCCTAAACCGGGTCGAGGATGGAAAGCAAGACAAGCCTGTCTGTGGATCGCTCCATGAAGGACTTCGCGCCGAAATGGAGGCCATGCGGAATTCGATCGACCACCTGACGGGCCGAATCGATTTTTTGATCAATAGCAGGAGGGAATGAAGATGACCGGGATCCCCATCGTCGATATCATCGCGTCCATCGGCGGGTTGATCATCCCGCCGGCCGTGGACTTCATCAAAAAGAAATTCATCTCCGGCGAAGCGGACACGCCGGAGAGGACGGCCGCGACCCTGGCCACAACGAAGCCGGAGGTTCTTCCGGCCTTTATGACGGCGATCGCCGGCCTGAAGGTAACGGAGATCCAGTTTTTCAACCGGGACGTGATCGGAACTCCGAGCAGGTGGGTCGTGGACCTGAGGGCAGCCATCCGGCCGCTGATTGTTTGCGCTGCTCTAGCCTGTCTCGGAACCGAAGCCCTCGGTTACATGGTTCTGAACGACGGGACGCGAGTAACCTTCGAGCTTCTCTGCTCGTCCTGGTTCGGTTCCAGAATCACCTTGAGGTAAGTCATGAACGCCCTGCAGCTCGTCAACGCGGTCCTGGTGAAGCTGAGGCAAAGCGAAGTCGCAGGCCTGGCCTCCCTGGATGCCTACGGGAAAGACGTCCTCCAGACCTTGAACGACGTCCAAAATGAGCTCTACCAGCAGAAAAACTGGTCATTCCTGAAGGAGACGCAGGAGATCATCCTGGCCACTGGGACCCAGAACTATCCCATGGAGACCGACTTCGGCCGGAAGATTCTGGTCTACCGGAATGACCCCTCCTACTACGAGCTCGATCACCTCAGCGACGACGAATGGATCGAAGAGACCTATGGCCGGGCCGACCAGGGGACTCCCTACATTTACCGTTTTTTCGGCCGGGACGCTTCCGGAAAGCCCTTGATCTGGCTCTTCTATGTGCCGGATGCATCCTTCAATAATAAAAAACTCTACCTGGATTATATGACCAAGCTCACGCCGTTGGCCGCTGATGCGGAAACCTCGCCCTTCGATGAGGGAATCCTGATCCAGGGCGCCTTCTGCAAGATCAAAACGAATGACGGGGACCTGGCGCCGAAGGATGCCCAGGACTATGAGCGGGCCAGAGCCAGCTACATCGCGGCCGACGCCAGGCAGCGCAGGCGGACCGTGAAATACAGGGATTTCTAAGATGGCGCTCAAGACCTATACCTTCGGATCGCCCAGGGGGCTCAACACCGTTCAGAATGATCTGAACATGAAGGACGAGTTTGCCCCGGTCTTCCGGAACGCGATCATCGACGAGACCGGCGCGATCGCCATGAGGCCGGGCTTTACCAAGTCGGGCTCTGCGATCTCCGGCGGCCCGGTCATCGAATCCGCCTTTGAATATAAAAAGCAGGACGGGAGCTCGATGAAAATCGCCGCCGCCGGCGGGCAGCTC